CTACCTTACAGCAACCCCGGTATATACGGTGCAGATTTCTGCATCGATATACCCCACACCTCACGGTGTGGTTGCGCTGTAAGGGCTACACTTGTTAGGGTGTAGCGGAGAGAACAGTGGTCTTTGACCTCTCATTCCCAGGAAGATACTCGTCCGTGACGGAAATCCGGCACGTGGCGGGCTCTACTGTTAATGAGGTTCTCCCTCCCAGGATGTAATGTTAAGTAAACAGGAAAAGATGTCAACCTTACCGCTCTCCTTGACTTTACCGTCAAGTAGGTCGTTAAGGTCCATATGACCAAATTTATGGAAATATGGTTCGACAACTTTTCCCCTCCTGAATACAGCCAACAGATCAGACGACAATCGGCCTGACAGTAAGTTTTGAATCTCATATTTTCTACCACGAAATGTGGTAGCGACATCTGGGAGGACTAGTCCTCGGATGGTTTCCCATCCCTCAAGACTTGAGAAATCTTGAGTCAGAAGTCGAAACATGAGATCCTCAACTTCCTCGTCATTCCGGGCTGTTATCTGATCTGCCAACTGTACCCAGGGGACTTGCATCATATCTACTAACCCTCTTCCACCCATGGTTAAACAATTGAACATCATCTTTCTTTTTACCACTTCACACTCATCAAGGGGTCTCAATCCTTGATAAGTGTCATCTGGTTCAGAGGTGTAAACTTCTGGATCAGATAGTGATAAAAGAGTTTTGAGGTCCTTTTGATTTAACCACTCCGACCGTAAATAGTTTACCCAGAATGATTCTATCCAAGCTTCATCCATGTAAGGTTCCACGCATCTTGCGTGTACCCGAAAATGAATGGCCTTGAATAGGTCAGACCAGGTTTGCTGTTTACGGAAAGTGAGTATGAGTTGCTCTGAAATATAGGATTTCAGGTAGAGGTCTGTGAAAAAGCCAGATCTTGGCCTAGTACATAGTCTGAAGCCTGGACCCCTATATTTTAGATCAAACCATACTCGGGTGGCAGAAGGAACGTCACAGTCATGTCCCCGAACCTTTTCCGCAACAAGGAGGGAGGATAGGAATGCATAATTCCTAGCCTCTCCCATTGCTGGGATGGGGAACGGTGATATTTCTTCCCCTCGATATATCCATCTCTTGGCAAATTCACATAAGATTTTACTCTCATGGGTCTTTGCTTCAGAGACAGGTACATCAAGGTCCGAAAGTACCTTACGGTACTCTCGGTAAAGAGCTGTGTCGCCCACGAGAATGTCATCACCTAGAATGGCGTACTTTGCAGTACGCCAGTCTAGCCCTAGTTTCCTTGAACAATAGAACATCACAAAATGATGGGCTACTGTAAAAGAAGACCAGGATGAGTAAGCTCCCATTGGATTCCCTCGAGCGTAGGACAAGTCCTCACCCTCGGGTGATCTGAATGGGAGACTTACCATGATGTATTCCATGAATCGACATAACTCTTTGGAAGAATACCCTGAAGAAGCTCAGAGATCACCTTAAGAGGAAATCGGTCGGTTGCAGTTGTTAAATCACAACTGTAAAACTGATCCCAATCCTTAATGTGATCTTTGAACCCTCCCTGGTCGAAAGTGAAGTCCTGGGGTATACGTCGTAAGATCTTAAAGAGGTAATGATGAAGCGGTCGCAATACTGATTGTGAAAAATAATCAAGTATCGCTACAACTCTTGTCTTACCCTCTAAGTCAGAAAAATGGATAATTTTTCTGAGTATACCTGGATCAGTAGGAATATTTGTCTCCGAGAAGAAAGGTTTAAGTTGTGTAAGCGTTTGCATACACTCCTTAAATCTCTCTCCTCCAAGGTTCTCCAAATGCTGCCTAGTCACCTCGTCTATCGAGTTAAAGTCTCGAAAAAGCGAGTGTAGTACGAAACCATTTGGTCCTTGTTTGGAAGACAGATGCCAATCGGTCCACCTAACTCCTTTCGGTACCTGGTCACATCTTGTGTATCGTAAAGTTTTCCAAAAGGACTTGATTTCTTCTTTATAACTGGGTGTCAGTTTATTACTGGCCTTAGTTATAGAGGAGGTATCAAGGACTTCTGGTAGCTTTATAATACGTGTTGAGAATAGTGAGGTAGTCCACGCCCGTCTTTCGACGGTAGTGTTCTCTCCTAACCATTTCTTAACGAACAAAGTGTGCTCAGGTTTAACACCTTTCGGAGGGTTTGATAGTAGGACCTTTCTCTGGACTGTATCCTCTCCGAGAAGTTTCATAAACCAGACTCGTATACCTTTCCAGGTATTAAGCGTGGTTCGTGTCTCTTCAACGGAGGTACAGGACAGGATTGGTTCCCATATCAGGTCAATCAGATTCACTGTTCTCCCGGAGACAGAGATAGATGGTTGTTTCCAACCAAATATTTCTGATCCCCACCTAAGTACCCGATCTATTAATCTCTTATATGATTTCAATCGGGCCTTGGATTTATTATCTATAAATTCAGGACTCGAGCGGATATTAGAGTTAATAAGTTTATTATTAATTTTAGTATTCGTAGATTTCATATTTGACATTAATAGTCGGTGTTTAGGTTACCTCCTTCTGTGGAGAAGGTTGAGGACCCGTATGTCGATTCCATACCGGAAGAGGCATATGGTAACGGACTGTACGTTCCCGTGGCCGGGTTCGGCCACCCCAAGGAGAGATCCTCGTGAGAGGAATCCAGCGAAAGCTGGGGGGTTCTCCTTGGGTAGAC